ATAGAAGTCTTCACTGGGCCTGCAGCCGGGAAGGTTTCCATCATTGTTTCAGCTTGAAATTTAACTAATGCTTCGGAGAGTAGTGGGTGATAGACAGCACATGCGCCTTCCCACGGTTCAGTACGTTCTTCAAGTTTTAACCCTAATAGCTCTAACCCATCAACATAAGTATCAAGCCAATCTTTTCTTGAGTTAACGTCATTACTAAAATCTTCAAGTAAATTTGAAGACAGTTCAACTAGAGTTCCTTCATCTAATTCTTCAGCTAAGTTTTTATCAAACTCATCGTCAGCCATAGCATCCGGGTCAATAATTATTTCAGCATCACCAATACCTATAGTAACTTTTTCTGGGTCTTCTATCTCAATTTCAATCGCTTCTTCTGATTCAGCTAACTCTTCTATGCCTTCCGGCGCTGCGTATAAACCTTTATCTATGTCTGCCATCATTTATCCTCTAATTACACTGCATAATATTTTTTAGTATTGCGACCTTTAAACATCTGTATATCATCTTCTTCGTCATTAGGCAAGCGTATAAATCCACCCTGTCTAAAACGAGCGAGTGCTAAAGTTGTGGAGTCAACTAAGTCATCGTTGGCACCACTAGGGAAGTCGTTGCATTCTTCAATAACCTCATGCGCCCAACGTCTGTCTGGTGCCCAAACCACACCCCCACTAAACAAATCAGACACAGCATTAACACGGCTAATCTTATCTTGTCCTTTTCCAGGCGTAAATTCGCCCACTGGAATTCCCATTCTTCTAAATTCTTGATAAAGCGCTGCACCATTTGACTTTTTCTCCACAATAAAAGCGTCTGGTTCCCAATCTCTATATTCATCTAAGCAAAGTTGCTTAAGCTCTGGAAATTCCAAACGTTCTTTTACCGCGTTCAATAATATTATAGCGTAATTATTAGTTTCTTCGTTAAAAAAGACACCCCATGTTGTCAATGCGTTATAATCCGCCCTATTATTAGCTTCTTGAGCAGCATCAAGCGTCATTATTATAAACTCACAACTAGGTGGATCTTCTTCTTCCCACATATTCCACCATTCTCGCTTAATTAATGCCCCTTCTTCAGATGTTGGGTTCTGTAAGTACTGCGCATTCCAGTATCGTATGTCTAATGCAGCTCTTCTACTCTGTAATTCTTCTAATGGCCAGAACTCAGGCCATAATGGGACTTCATTTCCCTTTTTATCTTCTAAAATAGCAGGAAACTCAACGACTTCCCAGTCATCAACGTCGTCATTCTTAACCATCTGGTTAATTATCTGTCCTGTTAGGTCTAATTTAGACCATCGAGTCATTACTACAATAATAGCACCGCCAGGCATCAGCCTTTGTAGTGGTCCTGACTGAAACCATTCCCAAGCTGGGAGAAAAACGTCTCCCTTTCCTAACTTTGCGTCTTGCTCTGAGTGCGGATCATCAATTATAAAGAGATCTGCTCCACGACCAGCCAAAGCACCGCCAACACCAATAGCAAAATACTCACCGTTATGATTCGTACCCCACCTACTGGCGCTTTTACTATCCGCTTGTAGACTGATATCGGGGAATATGTCTTTATAAGGGTCTGAACCCACGAGATTCCTGACCCGACGGCCAAAGTTAACAGCAAGATCTGCTGTGTGAGATGCCATGATAACCTTCTTTGCTGGATGCTTACCCAAAAACCAAGCCGGAGCCAGATAGGAAATAAGCTCCGATTTTCCGTGACGAGGCGCGATATTAACAATAACTCGCTTTCTTTTTCCGTCTGCGATTTCTTCAAATAATTTAGCCAATTTTGCATGATGTTCTCCTACTTTATAATCGGGGTAGACATGTTTAATAAAGTCTAAGAAGTTTGCCTTCCCCTGTGTTTTAGTTAAGTTCTTTTTGTATTCTTTTAAAAGCGTAAGGTGCTTCTGTTGCTCCCGCTCACTCATATGAGGGATTTTTGCTTGAAGTAGATTTAGATCGTTTTCACTAATCATCGTCGACTATCTCGTGTTCGCCCTCAATAATAGTCCCTTTTAGCTGTTCTATAGTTTCTAAAAGTTCTTTCTCTAACTCATCTCCTGATTTAGTAATGTGCGTAATCTCTGTTTTTCTTTTAAACGCATCAACGCCGTCTACCTCTCCTAAATTTCTCAATGCTTTTATTCTATCTGCATCTTTTTCTGCCATTGCTGATAATTCCACAAACTTATTAACTGTATAAAGTTTTAAGTCTGATAGCTCTTCGACAATCATACAATTAGTTTGTGCTACAAGTCCTGCTAGAAACGCCATTGTTTCATTTGGATAATTTGCGAACTCAGGTTTAAGTTTCTTGTTTGTCATCATGTCACGCGCAAGTTCTACTGCTTGATCTTGATGTTCTTTTGAGGGCTCTATATTTTCACCAGCTAAATCAGAGACCGCCTTTATTGTGTTAGCTCTAATCGAAACTTCTTGCTCAGCGCTCATCTCAGGGATAGCTTCTTTCTTACTCCTAGGTATAACAATCCCTTTCTCTATTTCAGGAATAACTAATAGATCTTCTTTTAACTCTTCCTCTGTTGAAGGAGTGAGTACTGGAGGTTTATGTTTACTCATGTGTTCGCCGTTACACCTTGGTTATTTGCAGCTATGCACAAGAGTATATCTGATTACATTAATAAAAACAAACAGAACCCATACAGCAGCACTAAATATAAAGAGGTGTTAAGGAGAGATAAGAGTGTGTATAAAATGTTCATACTCGTAGTATACGTCCTTCAGCTAGATCAAGCAGTAATGAGAATCATTTGCAACTTTTGGGAATTTTTTGCGAAATATTTTTTTGATTGGCTATTTGTAAAGTAAGGGGGCCTATCTGGTAACTTTTGGAAAAACTTCTGGTTATTTGAGTATATTAGAATGTATATAGTAATAGAAAAAAAATTGTAATAATGAGGGGGTAGGGGGTGGGTGGGGTTTGTTAGACATGTAAAGTAATGTTATAATAGGGGCATGGCAGTACTTTCTGCCTACACAAGGAGAAACACAATGAGTGAACAAGTAAGTTGGAGAAAAGAAGAGGAAGGTGGTACAGATCTAACAGGCCAAGAAGTGACATGGAATGATCAAACCTTTCTTATCCTTAGTGACCATAGGAAAGCTAATTGGTGTATCGGGTGGGGAATTGTTACAGTTAAAGACTTAGCCAATGACGAAGAGTATGGACTAAGTGGGCGGTACTTCGATGACCAAGGTTTCAATGAAGGAATATTGAAACACGAGGGAGTAGAATCCTTTCAATCAGCATATAACTAACCAAGGGTTGGGGGGGAAACCCCCCTTCAATAATTATGGATAAAGCAACCGTACTAGATACACCAGAACAGATCGAGCGATACAGAATGGCGGTAGTAAGGCAAGGTATCAAGGCTCTTTGTTTAGGTATGAAGATCAACAGTGGTTACACATCAACTAGATGCAGGGCCTTTGTCACTAACCTAACTGGGATTAAATATCCTGCAGGTAAAAATGGATTGACTCTCGCACTACTTGACCTTAACGAATTAATAGGAGACGCGTAATGAACACAATACCAAAAAGCTTTGCGGGTTTACAAGTAGGAACTAAACCTGAGACAGTTAAGAATAGATTTTCCGGGGATGCAGTTGAACTTGAACCTCAAGCCGTCGCGATGTATGACGCGATCATGGGAGCTGAAACTTTAGCGATGTATGACATGATGCAAGATGGCTTGGCTTGGTTTCGCAAGTATCACCCAAAAGCGTTTATGATCTTATTAGACTAACAGGAGGAACCCGGGGAAACCCGGGTTTTTTATATCTAGTAACTGGTATCAAAGGGCATTGAGATCGAGACTATTTTTAAATAAGTAAAGTTATGTTACAATATTAAAACACAAATTAGAGGGGTACAAAATGACAAAATTACTAAGTATAGGAGCAGATGCAAAAACAATCAAAGGAAACAAAAAGGGCTTTATGACGGCTATACAATATTTAAGCCCTTATATGGATAGCGGGGTTAACTTATGCGCCAATGCAAAAAACGCTGAATGTTATATAGCTTGTTTAAAATCCGCGGGGCGGATGGGCATGGCATTCGATGCAAGATTAAACAGAACTAAACTATATCTAAACAATCAGGCGGAGTACTTCAACCAGTTAACAAAAGAAATTACCGCCTTTATTAAGAAGGCGGAGCGTAAAAACTTAACGCCTTTAGTGCGCTTGAATGGTACGAGTGACATTCGTTTTGAAAATATCGGGTTTTATTCTGAAGGCGTTTACTATCGTAACATTATGGAAGTCTTCCCGGATATACAATTTTATGATTATACCAAGATCCCTAACCGGGAAAAATCTATAAACGGTATTCAGAGCTTCCCGGAAAATTACGATTTAACTTTTAGCTATTCAGGCGCCAAAGGTTTTAAGAAGTTTAATGACCGCGCACTAAAAGAAGGTAAACGGGTCGCGGTTGTATTTGATAAACTTGAGAACATCCCAGTTGTATTTGAAGGGCGCCGGGTTATATCCGGTGATGATACGGATGTTAGGCATCTAGATCCTAAAAATACAATCGTGGCTTTATATGCAAAAGGTAAAGCCCGGAAGGATCAAACCGGGTTCGTGGTAAAATGCAAGTAAGAACAGAGTACCTTGTGGGGGGCGGAGAGATCCGCCCTTTTTATTATCTAGTGACTGGTATCAAAGGTCAATGAGTGACTGGTATCAAAGGACATCGCCA